GACAAGATATTTGCTAGTTCTGTTTCTGCATCTAGACCATGAATTGCTTTTAAGTCTTGCGCAAGTTCCATTGTGTACTCAGCTTTTAATGCACGAGTAACAGCGGTTACTGTTGTTTTTTCTATACTGAAAGCCATTTCAGCAAATGCATTACCTGTTGCATCTCCTAAAGCTTCACCTTGAGCCAATGACATACCTGTTGGTGATGTATATTGACCAGCTGATGGGCTGTCGTTTAATGCAGATGGGTTAGTACCAGTTTGGTCTCCAACACCTAAGTCACCAGCAGCATCATCATTAGAGAAACCAGAATCAGCTTCATCTCCTAACGCTTCTGCACCGTCCATAGAAGCAAATCTTGCTCTCATAGCAAAGATTAACCCTGTTGGTCCTGTCATTGGTTGTACACCGCAGATATCATATGCAATTAAGTTAGGCATTGAACGTCTAACTAAAGATATTAATATTGGGTCCCAGTTCTCAACATCAGCACCAGTGCTGTTTGTTGGAGCTGCTTCTCTCAAGAAATTTCTATCTTCTTTGATAGCTTTTTCTTGGTTTTCAAGAATTACAGTAGTTACTGCCCTTTTATACGAATCCTCGATTTTTGGTAAATCAGGATGTGCAAGGACTGGCGACCACTTCTCTTGTAGATTTTCTGTTTGAAACATTTGTGTTTTCTCCTTTTATTTTCTACTATTTATATATTTACTTACTTGCACCCTTGACGGCAGTTCCGATTGCTTTTGAATAAGCAGCCATCGAATCTGTGACATCAATGTCCTGTGCAGGGCCAGTTTCTACATTATCTATATTTTCAGTAGTTTCCTTAATTGTTCTAGGGAAATAACTTTCTTTTAAAGTTTCAAGTTTACCTTTAAAGTCTTCTTCGTTTCCGAAGTCAACATCTTCAGTAAGACCTTTGAACTTTTCAATTTCTGTGTCAGCTAAATCAGAAACCATTTCTGATATAACTTTATTACGAGTTAGGTCATCATTAGACTTTTTAAATTCTATTGACTCATCCAAAGTTTTATTAACTTTTTCTTCTAACTCAGCAATTTTGTCTGATTGTGCTTGTAGTACATCATATTTGTCATCAGGAATGTCAACATAATGGTCTTCAAACAACTGTTTCAAACCAGCAATAAAGTCTTCAGCGATTTCTCCTTTCAGACCTCTTTCTACTGCTAATTCATTTTCTTTCATCCATTCTTCTACAACATAGTTCATGTATGTATCTACTTTTTCTGTAAGTTCAGATTTGTTAGATTTGATACCTTCTTCTATTTCGTTGTCATAGTTTTCTTGAAGTCTTGTAACTTCATCGCGAACTTTTGATTTTACAGCACTTTCAAATACAGTTGCAGCTTTCTTTTTGAATTCATCTGACAAGTCACCTTCTCCACTCATAAGAGCTTCAACATGTTCTTGTACATCTATAGATTTAATTCTTTGTTCTACAGCTTCTTTTTTTAATGCTTCTTTTTCTTCGTCTTCTTCAGAAGTAGTACCTTCCATTTTAGACATCATTTCTTTCATTTTGTCGTAAGTAGCTTTGACCATTTCCATAGACATGTCTTTCATTTCTGTTTCCATATCTTTCATTGCTTTAATCATTTCCATTTTAGACATTTCAGAAGTTTCTTCTTTATCTGTTTCAGCAATTACTTCTTGGTCATCTTTCATTTCTACTTGGTCACCAGCCGCTAAAGGTTTAGCAACTTTCTTTTGACCATCATTTGGTTTATCACCAGAATCAGGTTTACCTTCTTTCTTCTGAGCAGCATCGCCTGAAGTTTCTTTCGCTTTTTTACCAGCTTGAGTACCAGGGCCAGACTTATCAGTAGGTGATGTTACTGCAGGGCCCATATCTTGTACTTCGCCTCCAGGTGTAACACTTGAAGCATCAGAAGCTTTTAACTGAGGTTCAGCGGGAGCTGCACCTTTCTTAGGAGCATCCGCTTGTTCTTCAAGCTCACTAAGGACTTCTGCCTCTAATTCTTCAATAGTTTTTTCGATTTCGCTCATTGGATATCTCCTAGTT